TTGGAAAGTTTGGGTCGGTTCAGACACATGGTTTGGTGCATCTTCCATTTCCCAGGAGGGTGTTTTCGAAGACATAGTCGAGGATGTCAAGAAATGGACCGCGCCCGATAAGGAAGATGTGCCCCAGTGGGATGATCGTAGGGCAATGATCAGCGAGGGGATCTCAATCCTGGAAACGATGGATCTGCATTTTAGGAAGTCCAAGGGATGGACAGTGAGCGAGTTTCTCTCAAGGCCAAGTGAGTGGATAGCAAATGGGGCGTCAAGCAGCAAAGGTTTACAGGACACAAGGAACACCAAAGTCTCCATGTTGATCAAAATGGGGGAGGAGGGTATTAGGAATCTTCTGCTCGACTCCAGTCCACTGGAGTACAGTGTGTATGTCAAATCAGAACGAAAAAAGAACCGAGGTACGGTCGCTGCTGGAGATGCGATTTGGCTCAAGATGGCTTTTGTTTTCCCTGGTCTTGCCAAGGCTATCGAGAGTATTTTCCCCACATCTTTATCAAGGGGGCTATCACTAGAAGACTGGACTAAGTGGTGTGCGAAGCTCAGATCCGGGAAAAACGTTGCGATGCCCTTGGACCAGTCAGGTTTTGATCACGTTCCAATGGCTGAAGAAGTGTACCGGCTAGTGGCCTATCTCGTGCAGAAAGCACGTCTTATGGATGGATGGAGTGCCGCTCAGGAACAAGTTTCCGTCATCATGTTGGCACAGTTACGTGACGGGGGTACTATCACCTTCAAGGCAAAGGGGAAGACATGGACGGGGCCTGTGACACACGGGATATTGTCTGGCTGGTTCATAACAGCTGCGATTGATACACTACTCAATGGGACAGAGTGGATGGCACTGTGTAAGAGGGCTGGTTTTCCGCCTAAGTTGACTCGGGAAACGACCTGCTTTCAGGGCGATGACGTTATCAAAGTGGGTGGTGGGTATCTGGAAAACTGCAAGATTGCCTCTGAATACCAGAAGACCCTGGATGTACACCCGTCAAAGTTCTGGATATCAACGAGCGAGGGTGAGTTTCTCCGCAACGTGTTTGGGTGGGATCATAACAATAGCAGACCATTTAGATACGGTTATGTTGCCCGATCAATTCCCTCAATGTTGTACGCTCAGAGGTGGAGCAATGGTATGATGAATGCCAGATCCATCGCTGACTCATGGTCTTCTCTGGCTAGTAGGAGTGGCAATGTGTCCGCAAGTCTCAAGCACTGTCTGAAT